CGATGACGTGGATGAGGTGGTCTTCGACGTCCTAGCGGATTCGGTGGAAATAGATGGCCGCCCCGTTCTCGGAATGTTCTCGGCGCCCTGGCTGCAGCCCAAGCTCGGCCAGATCAGAACCGCTCTGCGTGAGCCGCACCTGGTCATCCGGGTCGGCGATAACGCGGGTGTCGAGGTAAAGCAACGGGTCGTGATTGATTTACCGCCAGAGGACGGTGGCGGCACCTACACCATCGCCGGCAGTGAGCCTGGAGGCGATGGCCTTGTAACGCTGATCTTGAGGAAGGCGGTATGAGTGTTGGTAGCTATCACAAGCAGTCTGCCAGCAGCGGGTTGATCTCCCTGCAACTGGACTCGCAAGCCCTCAAAGGCTTTCAGGATTTCACCAGACTGGTCCCCAAAGCGGCCCATGCCGCGCAACGACGGGCGATCAACAAGACGTTGCGCTGGCTTCGAACACACGTCGCCCGGGAGGTAGGCCGCCAAGAGCGCATCGCTATCGCGGCGGTCAGACAGCGGCTGAGGGCGTTCCCGGTCTCCAGCAGCGGTCAGGGCAAGCTCTGGTTCGGCATCAACCCCATCGAAGCCAGTCGCGCGGGCAGGCCCCGACAGAGCCGTACAGGCGTTTCGGTGGCGGGCCGCAAGTATCAAGGCGCGTTCTTCAAGACGGTGTACGGCGGCAAGCCGGATATCTGGATCCGTACTGCAAGCAAGCACTTCGACGCAGACAGCTACCCGGATAGCGAGGTGTCAGGGGGAGGCGGTCGCCGTTCTGGTTGGATCTCTGAGAACGACAGCCGCTTCCCGCTGGCGAAGGCAAAGATTTCCCTGGAGGAGGTCCGGCCTCACTTCGAGGCTTGGACCAGTCGCGCTCACGAGCGTCTGGTGGTCGTCATGGAACAAGAGCTGAATTTTGAACTGCAAAAGTACCTTAGGAGATCAGGCAATGGATGAGGATTTCATTCCACTAAGCCAGGTCTATGCGGCCATGGAACAGCACATCAGGGAAGCCATTCCAGGCTTGCAGTATGTCGGGACCATGCCGAGCGGCATCGAGGTCGTCCCACCGCCTGCGGTGGTGCTCGAACTGGCAGGATTCGAAAGTGCCGAAGAGGATCCGGGGACGGGGCAGACTGCAGTCGATGCGCGTTTTGAAGCGCGCGTGCTTGTACCGGGGGAGGAAGACAACTGCTTGCACATTGCTGCATTTGTGGCCGCTCAGTTGGCTGTGCTGCTCCGCATGCAGTCGTGGGGCTTGCCGGTGAGGTTCGCTGAGTTTGTACGGGCCGAGCGCGATTGGAGCAGGCCAGAGCTGGACGGCTTTGCGGTCTGGGTGGTCGAGTGGACTCAGATCATTTACTTGGGCGCGGAAGAGTGGCCGTGGCCTCGAGAGCCCGGCCCGGTGCTGTTCGCCTTCGACCCGGACAGCGGGGAGGGGAAGGAACAGCACTACCAGCATCCGGGGGCCATGGAATGAGCTACCCGACTGCGCAGCATGACCGGATGATTTCCGACCAGGTGATCAAGGGGTATGTGGTGGCCGTGGACTTGGTGGCCGGTAGGCTGCGCATGTCGGACGGTAGCGACTGGGTCAGCGCCTGGGTGAAGTGGCATGCACTGGCCGCCGGCAAGGCCCGCCATTGGCGGTCGCCAAGCCTGGGCGAGCAGGGCGCGCTGATCAGCCCGAGCGGTGACCCTGCCCAAGGCACGTTCGTGCCGGGGCTGTACGGCAACGCCGGCCCCCAGCCGGACAACCGCGACCATGTCGAGGTGTGGCGTTTCGATGATGGCGGCTCGCTGGTCTACGACTGGGAAGCCAATAGCTACACCATCAAGCTGCCCACGGGCACGGTCACCATCGAGGTCGGCGGCAGTAAGGCGGTCATCACCGACGACACGATCAACGCCAAGACCACGACGATGACGGCCGAGGCGCAGGCCGCCACGGTCAAGGCGCCGTCGATCACCTTGGAGGGTGACGTGTTGATCAAGGGCGCGTTACGCGTAACGGGCGATATCAACGGCGGCGGGAAGATCATCGACACCGCCGGCAACACGGCAAATCACAAGCACTGACAGCCCGCATTCGCGGGCTTTGTCTTATCTGGAGGACGCCTTATGGCTGCAAAGAGAACTGTTTCAACTGACGAGGCAGTCGCCTCGGACGCTACCGACGCCGCCGTTGCATCCGCACCGGAGGCGGGCGAAGCCGTGGCACTAGTCACTTTCGCCGACACCGTCTACACCTCGCGCTCGCTGTACCTGGCCAAGGGCGAGGACCTGCGCGAGTTCAAGGTGATGGCCAAGCGCGTCAGCGTGCCGGCCGACGACGCCGAGGCGCTGGCCTTCCTGGCTGATCACCCTGAGCTGCAGCGCCTGGACGGCTGACCATGATTGGCCTGGATCGCCGCACCGGCGAATCAATCTCGGGCCTTGATCACCTGCGCCAATCCATCGAGGACATTTTGACCACGCCACTCGGCAGCCGCCGGATGCGGCCGGAATACGGCAGCAAGCTGCGGCGTTACGTCGACATGCCGGTCAACGAGGGGTGGAAAAGCGCGGTACAGGCCGAGGTGGCCCGCGCCTTGGGCCGCTGGGAGCCGCGCTTGAGGCTGGAGCGCGTGGTGGTCACCTCGGTGCTTGACGGGCAGATCGGCATGACGCTGACCGGCGAGTACCTGGGCAGTTCTGCCGTCATGGAGGTAACCGCATGATCGACCTTTCCCTGCTGCCCCCGCCCGACGTGGTGGAGAGCGTGGATTTCGAGGAGCTGTATCAGGAAACACTGGGCATCTTCCGCGAGTTCATGGAGGACCAATGGACGGCGGTGCTGGAGTCCGATCCGGTGGTCAAGCTGATGGAAGTCATGGCCTACCGGGAAATGCTGTTACGGGCGCGGGTCAACGCGGCGGCCAAGGCAAGCTTGCTGGCCTTTGCCAAGGGTAACGACCTTGTGAACCGCGCTGCTGATTACGGCGTGGAAAAGTTGGTCATTCGGCCGGCTGATCCTGATGCGGTGCCGCCGGTTGAGGCGGTGATGGAAGGCGACGAAGCATTGCGCTACCGCACGCGGCTGTCGCTTGAGGCTTTGTCGGTAGCTGGCAGCAGCGGCGCCTATGAGTATCACGGGCTGAGCGCGTCGGCCGAGCTGACCAATGTGTCGGTCGATTCGCCCCGCTTTTCCGGGGTGGAATTGGCATCGGCGGTCCGCGCCCAGCTGCCGGCCGGGGCCATTGTCGTGGTCTGCGATTACGACGCAGGCCTGGCCAACCCGCTACCCGGCGACGTGTCGCTGGCCATACTGCCCAGCCTCACCAGCACCACGCCGGTGGCGCAGCTGGTGGCCAAGGTCAAAGCGGCCTTGTCGGCCGAGGAAGTGCGGCCGATCACTGACCGGCCCCGCGTGGCCGTCGGCATCCCCTCCGACTTCAAGGTGGAGGCCGAACTGCAGATCGAGGAAGGGCCAGACCCGGACGTGGTGAAAGCTACGGCGCGGGCTGGCCTGAATGCGGCCATTGCAGAAGCCCGTCGCCTGCAGGGGCAGTTGCCCCTGTCGGCCATCTACGCCGCGTTACACGTAACGGGGATTCGTAGCGTGACCTTGAAGTACCCGGAGGCCGGGGTGGTGTGTGACAAGCGGCATTACCCCAACTGCACGTCGGTCACGCTGACGACGAAGGTGGTGGCATGAGCCTGTTACCGCACAACGCCACCCAGCTGGAGCGTGCCTTGGAGGCGGCCGCCGACCTTGGCCTGGACCCGGACATTATCCGGGGCGTGGCCGACTCGGCGCGCTGCCCGCCCAACTTCCTGCCTTGGCTGGCTTGGTCGTGGAAGGTCGAGGGCTGGGAGTCGGCATATACCGACGAGCAGCGCCGCGCGCTGATCCGAGAGGCGATTCCAGTCCACAAGACCAAGGGCACGGTCGGCGCAATCCGGCGGGTGCTCAAGGCGGTTCGGGTTAACGCGGATTACAAGGAATGGCGCGAGATCCCTAACGCTGCGCCGTACACGTTCCAGCTCACGGCATGGGCCAACGATAACCGGCCCGGTGAGGGCTCGATCATTTCGCCGCAGCTGGAGGAGCGTCTGCGCGCCCTGGTCGACACGACGAAGAACGAGCGCAGCCACTACACCTTCCGCCTCGGTGCGCGCTTCGATGACGGCCTGGTGGCGGCCAACGCTTCGCAGCTGCGGCAGCGCACGCGCCGCTCGGCCGAGGCCCAACCAATCCCCATGCCGCTATCTGAACAGGCCCTCGGCCTGGTCAATGCGTCGCGGCTACAGCAGGTGCAGCGGCATTCAGGTGATGCCCGGGCGGTGCCCATGCCGTCGTCTGGGCAGGGCTTCCTGTTGGCCAACGCTACCCAACCGCGCTGCGTCTCTCGGTGGTCTGCCGAGGCGCAGGGTGTATCGATCCATAACGACACGGTCCTGCTGGCGGCCAATGGCCTCAGCCACCGTACTGTCGTGCGCGTCACGATGGAGGCTGTTCTATGAGTACCGCTTTGCAACCCCAGATCACCAAGGC